TGTTGCTGTTTGTGCAAATGCTCCTATATCTTGTATAAATCCTTTTCGGTTTTTGTAATTAGAAGCACTATTGGCATTAAATCTTAAACCAAATCCCGTAGTAGTGGTTGAGTGATATAACCCGTGCCATTCTAAAATTAGATTTTTGTAAGAACCGCTAATACCTGTATAATCAATTGCAGTTACGCCACTTGCAACAGTTTCAGTAATTAGAGTTATACCACCACCGCTTGCAGGCGTAGCCCACTCAGGAGCTGTCGCTCCAGAATTTACTTGCAAGACCTGTCCAGCCGTACCAATTCCGAGGCGGGCAGGTGTTGATCCACTAGATGAGTAAATAGTATCGCCTGTAGTAGTCATTGGATTAGTCATACCAGTTGTATCTAAATTAGCCCACGCTGATCCAGTGTAATAAGTTGTAACGTTTGTATCTTTAAGGTATGCAAAGTTACCTTCTTGTGGTGATGTAACGGCTGCATCTCTAGCTGTGGCACTGGCAAACACCCACACGCCTTGCATTAAATAGCCATCTACATCGGCTGCGGTTAATACCTCGCCTGTAACAAAATCCTTAAACCCTAAACCTGCTGCCATCTCTACTCCTTAGTAACTTAGGACATTATAGTCTAAAGTGCCATAAATGCTACTATTTAGGATAAATGCATCTATAACGGGCTCTAATGTCGTGAACGTGGTGCGCCAACTATTCGGGGTTATATTCATGGCAACCCCAAAAATCTGTAAGGTTTTGCTAATAGTGCTACCGCCTGGCTGGGTAGTGGTCACTGTGATTGGGTCAAAAAAATCAAGGTTAAGAGCTGCTATTACTCCGTTGTTGTAGTTAGGCGTATATAAATCCAGGGTTATATTGTCCACTCGTATCGAGGTTTCTTGCCTACTAGCTACATAGGCTTGGGCATAATCTAGAGCTACGGCATCTGATTGCATAAGCAGATTGTCTAAGAAGTAACTATGCAAAAAGTATTTGTCTATTGATGCTTGGTTAAATGCTACCTGTGGTGATCCACCAGCTCTAGTTATTGTAGCCTTATTGAATATAAGCACATCGTTTAATATCCACTGAGCATCGGCATATGGTATACCTGTGCCATTATCATTAAATACTGTAGGTGTAGCACCAATAGAACCAGCTGTGACTGCTCTATCTTGAAATACAAACGATCCGCTTTCATCTACATATAGTGCGCCATACTCTGACTCTGACACTATAGTCATGGCCTGTAGTGCAGTTCTATTTGTGCCTGGGTCTGCTTGTAATGTAGTTAAACCCGCATCGACATCACGCATAGTCGCTGGCCAGTCAATTTCATCTAATATCTGGTTAATACGTGTGCCTGATAGATCACCAGCAGTAGCACCTGTAACAGTGCTTATCTGGGCATTGTAAGCAAGTCTAAAAGCATCTACAGCTTGTATAGTTGTATACGCTACATCTTCGGCTTCTCTAGGATAGGTAGTGACATAGCTTGTAATAAATCCTGAGAATATAGGATAAGTAACGCTGTTATATGTAGCAGTTATCTGCACCTTCTTCATAGGTGTCAAAAATGTAAAGTATGGGCTAGATGGATTCTGTGGGTTAAAATCGCCATTTTGATCTACTATGCGTAAGGTAAGTGTGCCAGTTTGAAATTGATCTATTAAAGCGTTACGGCCTCGCTTAGTTTCAATTCTATTTATTTGATTTGATACATCTACAATAATTGATGCACTATCGCCTAATATATTTGTGTCTAATATGCCTTGGTCTAAAATCATAGCCTGGGCGAATGATGGCCCAGTGCTAAAGTTTATGAAAGCATTGACTACAGGTACTGCCATTACAAACCGCCAGCGATGCCATACGATATGCCAGACTTAGTGGCTACTTGGATACTCTCAGCTATGAGTTGAGCAAATCTATCGCCTGTCTGTGAAGTATCTACAGTTATGTTTAATGTATTACCACCTGCTTGGCCAAATGGAGTACCTACATATCTACCAGCCTCATCAAAATCGCTAATTGGTGGCATGCCAATAAAAGATGTAGCGCTGCCAGATGGTGAAGTAAACTGATCTAAAAAATTTTCTATTCTGGTATTTGTAGCTCTAGCCACTGACAAAGCAGTATCATAAGTAATTGCACCGCCACCGCCACGGTCACCGCCACCGCCAACATCACCAAGTTTTCCACCTTGTGACAAAATAAATGCATTTATGCGACTAATTAAAGCTCTAATAGAATCTAAAGCTGTATCATATGATGCTGCTAATTTCTTAGCCGCTTCCGCTGCCGCTAACTCGGCTAATATCTTTTTGGCTAATGCTTCGTTATTATCTAATATGGCTAACTGTGCTCTCAAACGTAATTTTATTTCGCCATCTGTGGCTTCATTAAGTGCTTTTTGAAATCCTATACGCTCAACATCAAACTTAGCAGATAGTTCATCTACCGCAGTCTTTTTCTTTAATTGTTCGTTTTCAAGTTTTCTAAATTTTGTACTATCTTTAATAGACTTAAGTTCAATTCTTGATGCACTGCGCTTTGCATTATCTGGTAATTCTCTACCACCAAAATCTCTAGTGGCTACACCTGCCGCAGCACTACCACCAATAATGGCAAAGGCTGCTGCAACAGCTTTAGGGCTTTTACTGGCTATAGCCAAAGCCAATAGACCAGCCTTAAAAGATGGGTTACTTACCAGGTCATTAAAGCCACTTACTAATTTAGCCAATTCTCTAATTGCAAACGCTATATTGTTGCCTAAGTTTTCAAAATTGTCTGAAAGGTTTTCGATAGACTTGTCTTTACTTAGAATAGTTAAGGCATCTACTAACCCTGCGCCTATAGCCTTAGTAGCCTCATCTGAACTCTTTTTTAGCGCATCCATCTTGCCAGAGTAAGTATCTAATCTAGCCGATGCTTGACCTGAAAATTTCTTTTCAAGCTCTGTCATGATCTTATTCATGTCGCCAGATTTAATTATGTTTGCATCTATGCCTGTGTTAAGTGCAGACAGAGATCTCATTTGACCTCTAATACCAGCTGCTAGTGCACCTACAACAGTTTCTAAACTTTGTCCAGTACCAGCACTTATATTTAATGCAGCCTCTAGTGTGCGCTGTGATAGCCCAACTGATCTAGTAAGGTTTAAGAATGTTTGAAATGGTTTGCGTAAGTCTGTAAGTATTGCGTATGTTTTTTCTAAGCCCTTTATGTAATCTTCTACCTCTGTGACTCTAAATGCATTGCCAGTATTTTCTAGTTGCAATTGTAATGATTTGGCTGCGGCTTCATCTTCGGCAAATGCTTTAACGGCTTTCTTGCTAAATGCCACTAATGCAGCGCCACTAAATGCAACGCCAAAGGTACGTGCAAAACTTTTTACACGTTTTTCAAATACGTTTACATCTTGCTGCGCTTTTTTAAGCGCCTTACCATTCCAGGTAGCGAGTGCGGATACGACTACATTGGCCACTATGCCACCTTCTTCATTTCAGTAGTGTTATTAAAATAATCAGCGCCCGCTTTAATTGCATTCAAAATAGCATCGTAAATTGCAGGGCTATCTTTAGCCCAAGCCTTGTAAATTAATCGGCCTGATCCTTTGCGACCAGCACTTCTAACATCTTTAATCTTTGGCTGTTTAGTAAGTTCTGGTAAGTCAGTAACAAACTGGTATCCTGCAAATGGATTATTAGAATCGTATCTAGCTGTAGATCTGCTCTTACGTCTAGCAGTACCAGCCTGCTTAAATGCCATTGTGCCACCACCAGGATTAATAGATGTAAATGGAGCTCTACCTTGTGGGTTTAATCGGCCTGCAGTTTCATAAATACGGCCAGCCGCACTAATGTTATATACGTAATTTTCAACTTGAAAACCATTTTTGAATCTTCTGTTCTGACCTTCTTTGTAACCTATACCACCTTTTACATTATTGGCATCATACTTTGGAAATGGTCGATAATCTATACTTGATGATATTGGTTTAGACCAGCCAGATAGTACCTCTGTATTAGCAGGTACATAACCTTTAGCGGTAGCTTCTACCTGGCGCATTAATGGATTAATAGCAGTTTTAATGCGAGCATAAAGATCTTCATCGATAAAGCTAAGGCCTTTCATGACCTCTTTAACGCCTACGACCTCGGCTGGCATTTTTAATCTCCTTAGCTCTATCAACCAATACTTTAACCATTGCTTGATACATTTCCGAGTCCATATTAATAAACTCGCTAGGCGGAATCCCAGTTTCTATAGCCATCTGTGCGATGCCGTAAAGGATAGAATCCCGCTGTGTTATTTTTTTTCTTCGTCTAATACCTCGACAGTTTCTAGGCTGTCTATAAACTCAACTCCAAATACAGGTACTTGTGCACCAGACTTGCGCAAGCACTCCCAAGCTAACCAAAAAATATGGGTTTGCTGTTCATGCTCACGCAAGATCTTGCTAATACCTGCGCCCCACTTCAACTCAAAGCTATATTCAATTCCTGGTGTTATTTTGTGCTCTGTGACTTCACCAGTAGCCCTAGTAATCTTTAGCTTTGCCATTGTTACTCCTTAATTAGAACGCCACTGATGGCGATACTGTGATTCCAGAGTTTACAGTAAATGTAACGCTAGATGTAGCAATTTCGGCTACTCCAGCTGATCCAATTGGCGTTAGGTTATTTACTAAGATTGAGAACTGGTAGGTAGGGTTAGCAGCTGAAACTGTAGTTCCCTTAACTGTAATTACTGATACAGCTAGAGTCTTGCCAAATGCCTCATTAAGAGTCTGGCTTACCTCAGATGTTGCCCAGTCGTTCATAAAGTCGATGGTAAATGTGCCTGATTGTAGACCTGCTACGTAGCGGTGAGCAGTGTCACCCATCGCAGTAACCTCTAGCTCATCCACAATTTGATTGATAACAGCGCTAGATACTAGGTCGCTAATATCAATAGATGGTGTAGTAGGCGCAGCGTTGGTCGCTAGTTTGATGCCTACGTTATTGTTTAAGTATATTGCCACTGTTATTCCTCTTCCTTTTTAGGTTGTACTTTTTCTTTTGGTGCTTCTTTTATTTGGCCTGTCTTTATTAAGAAGGCTAAATCTTCTTCTTTGCTCATAATTAACTCCAGCTCGTTAGGATTGATACTGTTATTTCAGACACCAATAAATCGCCACTTTGAGCGCTTACGATTGCTGGAGCTGAAATGCTTGATATATTAAGTGTCAGCGCTGACGCTGCTAACTTTGTTACTACGGCTACTATGTAATCTTCCATACCAGCCAAATTACCCTGGTTATCTAACGCAGGTTTAGTGATTAAAATTCTAAAGTTTGCTAAAGGCAATACTGTTACATGATCGTTATTGCTCGGTACTATGTAAGGATCGCCAGGGGTGATTGCTACTGCATTGGCAAGTAATGTAGCTGGTGGAAATGCAAATACTGACCACACGCCAGCATTAGTAAGATCTGTGGCTAGTGTGCTACGTAGTGTGGTAATCGCAGCTGGCATATTAACCTACCAGTGATGCTGGACTTGAATACGGCTGGATGAGACCACGCACTCGGTTAATCAGCTGATAACCCATTCGATAAGGGCTGGCACTGATCCCATCCATGCCTACCCCACCAGTCTGGCTCACTTGTCTTGCTTGCCAGATGTCCACTGCAATTATCATCGCAGCTTCTCGTATTGCAGGGGTGCTCGCATAAGATTGGGTCTTGTGTTCTGGGCCTCTTGCGTTGCCATAAGGTACTACTTTATGAAAATTTTGATTAGCTGCTGTTTTTGCATATTGCACAAATGAATAACCATTAGGGTAATTGGCTTGGCCATATTGATACATAAATACTGGAATTAGATTAGTAGTGCCTGTGCTTGGCGGTATTGTGCCAGTGATTGTGTAAGTGCCATTAAATGTTGAACCACAAGCGCTTACTACTATTTGTTGACCTGTTACAAATGCGTTTGGATTAGCCAGCATAAGTGTTGCCACGTTATCTTGTAATGCTGTGGCTACTACTGGGGCATCATTGTGCCATAAGTATTGTTGCAGGAGGTCTTCACTACTTTGACAGCATTCTTCCACTGTCGCATCAGAGTAGAGTGAACCAATACCAAGATTAGCCCGTAACTCGGCTGTTGTAACAAACGTTGCTGGCATCTCTACTCCTTTGCTAATAGCTCTCTGGGGCTAGGGCTACTAAACCCCAGAGATTACTGATTGTGTTTTATTAAGGTGTTGCTGCGAACTTGATGATTCCGTATGGCATCTTGGCGATTGTTGCCATAAAGCCATAGATTGCAACCTGTACCTGCAAGTTAGATACCACGTTAACAGACATATAAGCCTGTGGTGAGCGGTATACAGTAAATGCCTCTGGTGCAATAATTACAGCTGAGTTATCATCAAATGCAGTCTGTGAGAAGTTCTTGTCTACATATAGATCAAGTCCTAATACATTTCCACGAATTGATGATGGTCGTACATCTCCGCCTGCGTTCATTGGCTGAATTGCGTTGTAAATTGGTCGACCTGTGTTATCAAGTGCGCCCATCAAAGCTTGCCATTGTGCTGGGTTGCCGATGTAGTTCTGTGCAAAGTAGCCAGTGTTCTTGTAAACAGCTGCTGCTGCTTGTGCTGTATAAGCAACGATTCCATCGCTATCTGCTGATACTGCTGATGCTGATGTTCCTGCTGCTAGTAATGCTGTTAATGCTGCAGTGTCAATAGTTGTCAAATAAGCATTTTGTAATTGCTGTGTAAGTTCTGCATAGAAGTTAGGGTCTGAACGCTCTAATAACTCAACAGATAGTGTGTTCATACCTGAGTACTTAGACACTGTGCCTGTTAGATAAGCAGTTTCCATACCTGTGTTTTGTACTGCGCCAGCCTCTGCCTCAACAGTTACAACTGGTGCTACACCTGTTCCGCCACCTGCGGTAGTTACCAAAGATGGTACGTTAATGGTCATACCTGATGCTGGCAGTGTGCCTTGTGAACATGCATCGATTGTTGGTGTACCAAAGCGTGTGTTTGTTACAAACTCAGTTAGATATTGAGTTGGGTTAAATGCTGGGTTAGTTGAAAATGAGTCATCTGCTGCAGCAATATAAAGCTTAGATTCATCGCTACCTAGTGCAGCTTTGATCTTGTGCTCTGTGTACTTCGCCATTGAGTTAATTGGTGAACGTACTGAAGTTGTAATAAGTGGTGCTGTAATTGTAGGGCGTGCAGCTTCTACTGTAGGAGTAGCAGCCTCTGCCTTTGCTTCTTGTGGCGCTGTTGCTAAATCTTCCACAGGAGCCTCGCTTTCTTTTGGTTGATTTGTGTCCTCTGCTTCGTTTTCACTAGCAGCAACTTTAGTAACTTGCGCAGCTGTAAATGCTGGGCTTTCTACCAGGCTAACCTCTCTTAGTGTTGCACTGGTTACATATAAATACTCTTTTTTCTGTACAGACTTATTTACATCTACACCGACAGATAAACCATCGATTAATTGCTCGCCAGCAAGGATTAAAGCATCTTGACCTTGCATAGATGCGCTGATCTTAAATGATGCATAGATTCCGTCTTTTTCTTCGTTAAATTTTTGCATGCGACCTATTGGGCGCT